GCGGATGGTGACCACCACAGGCGCTTTGATAGTCGTGGCAGCAGGGATCGCCTGGGCCACCACGATGCAGTACTTTTCTTTGTTGTTATAGTTCCCGGCGGGCAGGTCGATCGCCAGATTGCCGCCGGTAAAGGTTACGGCCTGGCTGATCACCAGCCGGTCACAGAGCTTGCAGACAGGTCTACAGGCCATAGATCATACCTCCTAAATGTCAGGGGCAGCAGACACATGGTCCGCCGCCCCGAAATGATCACCCGTCGTTCCGGGGAGCCAACGCATCAGACTGCGTCAAAAAATGCGTTGGATCGTGTCAGCACCCGCAGCCGCCGTTACAGCCGCCGTTGTTGCCCCAGCCGTTGAACGTGCCGCAGCAGTTGGTGGGGAAGTTCACCGGAGTGGGCGGCTGCACCACGTAGGCAGGAGTGGGGCACTCCGCGCCGGTGCGGCGCAGGATGGTGGCCTCGCTGGCGGAGATCATCGCGCCGATCGCGGCGTTCTGCTGCGCCTGGGAGGCGCTGAGCTGGAGCGCCTGGATCTGGGCGGCCTGAGCGGCGATGCGCTCGTCCTTGGCCTCCAGCCGCTGGGCAGTCAGGGCGTCCAAGATGGCGCGAGCGTTGGCGTCCTGGTTCGCCAAAGTGTCCCGGGTGTTGTTGTTCATGGTGTTGGTCAGGGCACAGGTGTCCGCCTGCATCTGGTTGGCGAGCTGCATCTGGCCCACCCGGTTGTCGCAGCAGCACTGGGCGAGCTGCGCTTGAAGAGCATTGTTGCCCTGCATCATGGCCACCTGGGTGGCGTTGAAGCCCTGCTGGGTGGTGAAGCCCAGGTTACAGATAGCATTGTCCACACCGTGGAATCCCTGCATGACGTTCACGCCCAGGCCGTTGATCGAGTTGTTGAGGGCATAGGCGCTGTCGCAGATTCCCTGCTGCACCCCGCGCACGGCGTTCTCCAGTCCGTTGAAGTTGAACTCGCTGCACAGGTCGGCGCGGGTCAGAGCGCCCTGGAGGCCGGCGCCGCCGCCGAACCCGCCGAAACCGCCCATGCCGCCCCAGCCGAACATGCCGAAGATGAGGAACAGGATGATCCAAGCTCCCCAGTCACCGCCCCAGCCGCCGCCGTTCCCATTGTAGCCGGAGCCGGTGGGAGCCACATTCATGACGGCAGGAACGCCGCTTTCACTACCAAGAGACATAGTTTACTCTCCTTTGTTGATGTATTTTCTAAAATGCGGCCGCATTTTTAGACTTATTTGAAACCAAACATCGCTTTCATCCCGCTCAACGGCCCCTCCATCTGCTTCGCCATCTGTTGGGCCTGGTCGAGCTGCTGCTGGTTGAGCTTGCCGGAGGAAAGCATCTGCCGGATCATCTCATTTGGGTCCTTGCCCTGATTCTGCTGCATGAACTGCTGGAAAGCCTGCATCATGCCCATAGGGCCTCCCTGCTGTCCGCGCGGCCCGCCCAGGGCCTGGAAAATGGGATTACTCATCGTTCGCTTCCTCCTTTGGTTTGGCGGTCCTCCCAGGCCGTTTCAGGCGCTCGGCCAGGATGTCCTCCAGCTCGTCCCGGGTGATGTATGGGGTCAGGTCTATCTTGGGCGCAGCTTGCTCCTGGCGCTGTGGCTGTGCGATGCTGCGCTCCGTGTAATCCAGTACCCGCATGGACGGCATACCGGACATGTCCACCGATTTCAGATAGATCACCTGGTCCTCGCTGTCCCACAGCGGGACCGTATTCCCAGGGGCCACCATGTACGCTTTTGCTCCGGCATCTCCCTGCACCCAGATGATCCCGCCGGGGTCGGCCTGCTGAGGCTGGGGCACAGCTTGGACCGGCTGCTGCGGCATCTGCGGCCCCTGCATCATCGGCTGCTGCATCTGGTTCTGCCGGAGCTTGGCGAGCTGGTCGGGCACAGGGCTCGGATAGTAGACCGGAGTGGGCTGGTAGCCCGGATATTGATAGGTAGGGTATGCCATCATCGACGCTCCTTCATCCAGTAGTACGTGGGGACCTCTCCCCCGCTGTCCCATGAGTCGAAATATCTCCCATCCACCACAGTCACCACATGGCGGCCCGGCATGGACAAGACGTAGATGCCCTGGGGCTCGTCCTGCGCGAACGCCGCCACAGTGTAGCACTCCGGGCACTCGTCCGGGAGCCAGTGCCGGGTGAAGCCATGCGCTTTCAGGTAGTTCCCCCACACATCGTCGGCATTGGGCAGGTCGCCACACCGGAAGCCTTCCAAGGCCAGCCCCACATAGGTCTCTTCCCACGTCTGCCCCAGAGCTTTCGAGATGGCCCGGACGGTGCAGTCCCCGACGGACCGCCCGGCGGGGTTCGGGTCGTAATAGGCGTAGCCCATCGGGCACCTCCAAATCGAAGCGTATTTTTCTTGCTTTACGATCTTCATCGTTCGGTGTATAATAAGCGTACCATCAGCGAGGAGGGGTATATATGGTGCTGACAGACCGCGAGATACACAACTGGATATCGAAGCACGATCTGATTGAGAACCACGAGCCGGATTGTCTCACTAGCATCGGGTACGATCTGCGTGCGGATCATTTCGTCTCCCGAGAGGCCCTGACTTCTCACGTCACTTTGAAAAGCGGAGAATCGGTTTTCGTAGGCACTAAGGAGAACATCAAGCTACCGAACGATATGATAGCTCGCTTGTCGCTGAAAAACAGCAGGATCCGTCAGGGTTTGTCCCTAGATGCTCCGATATATCAGCCGGGACACCACACGAAGATCTTTTTCCGCCTGACGAACGTATCGAATGACGAGATCGAGCTACGTGAAGGCGATAAGTATGCGCTCATCATGTTCGAAAAGCTTTCCGGCCCGGTAGACGCGCCATATAAAGGCACGTTCTCTGGGGAGATGGACTTTTCCGGGATGGGGGCATATACGAGCATCTATGAATAGGAGGACACAGAGACGCCTATCGGCATGGCAGCCTTGCTGCCTGATCTCTATGTCCTCCTATGGTCCGAGCATATCATATCTGAACGATCCTTGTGCGGCGTTTCGGTGAAGATATGTGAAGTTATGGGAAAGATGAAAAGAGGCTGGGTCTCCCCAGCCTCCTTTGTGTTTAGATCGCGGAAAGCCTGCCCTCAATTCAGCCCCCTACCTATCAACGCCAACACTGATATGACCACCAGCGTTATGAGCAGCCCAGGGACGTCACACAGTGCGGCGATCGCCCACACGAAACCCGCGCACAGGGCGGCTGCGGCCAGCAGGAGCAGCTTCCTGGCGATGTCGTACTTCTGTTCCGCCGTCAGCGGGTGCGGGTCGGCGCGCCGGAAGCGCAGGCCGTCTGCGTTCAACGTCAGCTCGTAGAGCTTCTTGTCGCCGTCGCTCATCCCTGGGCCTCCTCTCTGCTGGGGACCGCCTGGGCCTGATAGCTCCTCACGATACCCTCGAAGATGGCCCGGAGCTGCTTGTCCGCCGCGACGGCGTCCAGCTTGTTCAGCATCCTCGCGTCCCTGTACCTCATGCCGGTCTTTTTCATCCGCTTACGCAGGGCGGTCAGCCTCATATTGAGGTTGCAGTTCGCCGTGTCCTCCAGCGTTTGATAGAGCTTCCCTTGCAGCTTCGGCAGGCTCCAGCCCATGCGGGCGTTCAGCTCCTTCACCGCCTTGTCCATGTCGGCCTTCCAGTGATCCTGCGCCGGCCGGGAGAATGCTTTCATGGCCGTGTCCACCTTCGCCTCCAGGGCGGCGGTCTGTCCCTGCATCTCGTCCATGCGCCGCTCCATGTCCACCAGCACCTGGGCCTGGGCCGCGAGGAGCTGGGCGGGGGTCATGGGCTGGGTCCGAGTCGGGGCATAGGAACCAGTACGGCGGATAGAGGGCAGGACTTCGTGGGTCACCCAGCGCTTGAAATCCTTGGCCTCGGGCTTGTTTGAGCGGAGTATGGTGCTGTACAAACCAGGCTCATTGACTATGTATGTTTTTTGGGATATCCCTCTTGTGTCCAGGAGGTGGGCGAAATCCACCTCGTCAGGATCAAGCCGTTTTGCCGTATCAAGCGCCCGATTTAATCCAAGCACATCACACACATCCTTGAGCACCCACCACAGCTCCCCGTCCTTCTCCACGGTCCGCAGCGGTGTGTCGTGGTAATTGAAGATCTGTAGCTCGTTCATGCCCCCACCTCCTCTGTGTGAGCGAACAGGCTCATCTGTCCAGGGATCTGCTTGGGGAACGTGGACGGGACCGGGAGCCCTGCGGCCCCGAACGTCTCCCGGACCATGCCGCATACGTCCTGCGGCGTGCTCCCTGCGTCCAGCATGACCCGGCGCGTGATGGAGATGAGCTTGGCCAAGCCGCTCAGCGACACACCCTCCGGCAAGCTCACACGGGCCGGTGCGGTGGTCAGCGCCTGGCGCATCTCCTCGAAGGCCGACACGTAGGCGGCGGTGAACAGCACGCCCTTCTTGCCCGTGGTCTTGTTGGCGATCATGTCGCAGCCTTTTTTGGTGATCAAAAAGTTCGGGCGGGTGTTGCCTTTCGCATCAATGTAGGTATCTTCGATGAAGAATTCACCGTGGGGGATTTCGCCCTCGGTAAGATACCCAATATAGAGTCGAATACTCTTCAAGAGCTCGTTGTGGCTCCGCTCCACCATCTCCGCCACGTCCCGGCTGTCGATGACCTGCTTGCCGTGGAAGTCCTGGACCTTCAAGCCGTTCATGCTCTCACCTCCTCTGTGAGAACAGAGCCCACAAGGATAGTCAAGACCTCTCCATCCGTTACGCCATTCAATACGGGCCATTTGGCGCGGGCCTCTGCGATCATGCTCTGGGCAGTCAGGGCGGCAGCACCCTCCAACGTGATAGTCGTGTTCATGCTCTCACCTCCGCTTTCGCGGCGCGATAGCCTTTGGCCTGCCCATACTTGAAGGCAAGACTGACAGCATCTAACGCATCGTCATACGTCTGGGCCGTTTTCGCGATCGCGATAGCTTCGATAAGGTCGAGATAGTACCGACTGTCGTCCAGCTTCGTCCGTGCGATGTACCGCTTCATCTTCTCGATCTCGGTCATTTTTCTAAGAACCTCCTTTTGTTCTTGCACGGAGGCTCCCTTCGTGGTATACTGAGGTATCCAGTGGGGAGACCTCCTGGTGTTTCTGAAAACAACTCGTTTGCTTGTCAGGGCGGAACGGGTTGTTTTCATTTTTTTGCAGCCAAATGCTCCAAAAGAATCATGCGAATAAGAGCACTTACATTTGTTCCCTTCTCCTCTGCCTCCTGCCGTAGCTGCTCCAGATGCTTTGCAGAAAGGAATGTGCTGACCCTCTCGGTATTGGCTTTTTCACGTGGGGACAATCTTCTCACCTCCAGCCCCTTGTTATAGATACATTATACGTACATCTCAAGAACATGTCAATAGCCTTTGAAGAAATATTTTACGCATATAGTGGACAGGTAAAGCACAGTGTGGTATTTTGTAGATGGGGGCGATTTTATGTCTAAGCTTGCTGAATTTTTCAAAAAGACACTGGCTGAAAATCAAGCGGGGTATAAACGCATTGAAAAGGAAAAAGCGGAAGAAAAACGTCGCCTAAAAATTGAAGAAAGAGAAAAGGAGATAGAACGACAATTCGCAAAATTTTGTAAGAAATTTGAAATCCAGCTCCAAGATGATTACAGAGAGCACAGGATCGCTCTTCAAAAATATAAGAATAAATTGGCAGAACGGGAATCCAGTCTGAATCAAACAGAAATCGAAATCGAGATGCGGCTTCAAGAAATAACTAATAAGGAAGAAGAGTTATCTAAACGGGAAAAAGAACTTTCTGAAAAAGAAGAGGGGTACGAAAAGAAGATAAAGGAAAGCATCAAAAAATACTCCGATAAAAAAAAGAAAGAACTTTTTACAGAAGCTATGCGTGAAAGAGAAAAAACAAGGGCTGACCTCGAAGCCTTGCAAGAATATGAAACCGCACTCCGCCGAACTGAACTTACAATCATAGATTGGATAAAACGTGTCGACCGCAAGGAAAAAGAGGCATTCAAGGAAATTCAACAAGATGTAATGGATTTTCAGTCGTGCGATATATCTCCACCAAAAGACGGTCATGAATTTGAATGTAGATTTGCAGCCGCCCTGAAAAGATGTGGATTTTCTAATGTTGAGGTAACGCAAGAATCTGGTGACTTTGGGGCGGATGTTTTGGCCGAAAAAGATGGTGTTAAGTATGTCATACAGTGTAAATATTACACATCCTCAGTTGGTGTAAAAGCTGTTCAGCAGGTATTTGCATCAAAAATCCATTATTCTGCTCATGTTGCTGTCGTTGCAACCAACAGCGTTTTTACTAAATCTGCAAAGGTTCTTGCAAAGGAGACTGGAGTTCTTTTGTGGAACGGATTAAAGGTACAAGAAATGTTAGGATAGTAGCTTACTATTGAAATAAGATAAATCGTTTATATTTTTAGGGAGGATTATTTTTATGTTCTGTAAAAAATGTGGTGCTGAAATCCCAGCCGGAAAAACCCGATGCCCAGACTGCGGTGCCTTACGGGACGGCCTAAAGTTTTGCCAGCATTGTGGAGAGGCCATTGATAAAGAGTGCGTTATTTGCCCCAGATGTGGGAAACAGGTGGGGCAAATCAAGTCAGAACAGCCGAACATTGTAATCAATAATTCTAACGCTAATACAAACACAAATATAAACCACATGGGCGGATTTGGCCGAGCCAAGAACAAATGGGCTGCATTCTTTCTCTGCCTGTTTCTTGGTTTTTTTGGTGCACACAAATTTTATGAAGGTAAAATCGGAATGGGAATCATCTACTTATTCACACTTGGTTTGTTTGGAATAGGATGGTTCATCGACTTAGTTATCCTTCTATTTAAGCCGACTATATATTTTGTTTGAGAAGATGCCACACTCCCCCAGTGAGAAGCAGTTAACCGTCCTCCTCTGGGACCGCGACAAGCTTGAAGAGCTTCTAGGAACTGTTTCGACCGACTAAAAACCACCCCTGGTCTAGTACAGAGCAAGGCGGGGCAGTCTTAGGCCCGCTTGCTGCTCGTCGGCGCATATTTTTTTATTTCTGCCTTTTTAGTTGACAAATATCACAGTTTATAGCAATATAGGCGCACCCAGATTTATGCTCCTGAAGGTTTACCATGAAAATCGAATATGCCCAGCATCGTCCGTCTGAACAGAAGACAGTCTTCAGCAAGCGGACATTGGAGGAACACCTATTATTTTAAGGGCGGCTTTGTCGTCTTGGTGTGGCTCTGATGTCAAAATGAACAGCGGAGGTCAAGGTATAAAAGCCTTGACCTCCGCCTATTATTAAAGTAAAATATTGTTATCATAGAGATGGTGCCGAAAAGTAATAATTTGGAGGTGAGAATATAATGCAAGTACCTGTCAATGTTTCTATGGAGATACTGGATTGGGTTATTGCACATATCAAAATTGACGCACTTCCAAATCAAATAAGAGAATATTTGAATTTGTGGGTAAACGGCGAAAAAAAACCTACCTTTAATCAAGTTGAAAAAGTGAGCAAAGCAACAGGTATACCATTAGGGTATTTTTTCTTGCAAACTCCACCAGTAGAAGAGCTGTCCATTGTCGAGTACCGCACAATCGATAGCATAGAATTAAAAAATCCAAGTCGGAATTTAATTGATACATTGCATGATATGGATCAAGTGCAGACGTGGATGCATGAGTATTTAATTTCTGAAGCAAATAGTCCTTTGACTTTTGTTGGAGGGCTAAAAAGCACATCTTCTTTTGAAACGTTTGCACAAAAGGTTCGTAGTTTGTTAGACATTAGCTATGAATGGTATAAGGACACTTGCACTGTCGAAGAATCTTTTAGTCTAATAAGAACTGCGATCAGCAACGCAGGGGTTATTGTGATGATGAGTGGAATCGTGGGTAATAATACTCATCGCCCACTTGATGTAGAAGAATTTAGGGCCTTTTCTGTTATTGATGCTTATGCACCCTTGATTTTTATTAATTCTAATGATTCTATAAATGGCAGGCTTTTCTCTTTGTTGCATGAGTTCTCTCACATATGTATAGGAGAGAATAGCTTATTTAATGATCGATACAGCACAGGGAAAAAGGTTAACAAAACTGAAACGCTTTGTAATGCTGTAGCAGCCGAAATATTGGTGCCACAAACCACATTTATAAACAGTTGGAATTTAACGATCAAAGAAAATAATGTTGAACAGGCAATTGAAATACTTGTGCGTGAATTTAAGTGTGGCATTACTGTGATCGCAAGGAAAGCGTATGACAGCGGGTTTATTGATTATCAGCTTTATCAAAAAATAGCAAAGCAGGCAGTAAAGCTCTATAATGATAGCCGAAAAAGGAAGAAAGAACAGGGTGAAAGTGGTGGAGATTTTTATCGCACTGCTGCAAGTAGAATTGACAAACGTTTTTTTTCCATGCTCGTAGGTAGCGTACAGGAAGGAAAAACCCTCTATACTGATGCTTACCGGCTTACAAATACAAATCGTTCTACATTTGCTAATCTGGCTGGTAGTGTAGGAGGTGGAACAAAATGAGTGAAGCCATTTTCTTGATTGACTCAAACTCATTGATAACTCCACATCTTACTTACTATCCATTTGATTTTGCTCCAGGATTTTGGAATCAGATGGAACAGGCCATTAAGAATGGGAAAATAGCTATTTTGGATATAGTAAGGAGTGAAATCCTCCAGGGAAACGATAGCCTGAAAGAGTGGATGAATGCCCTTGAAATCGGTCTTTATGTAGATCATAGGCAACCAAATATTTTGGAAAAGTATAGTGCTATCCTGCAATATATTCAAAGAAATCCATGTTATACGCCATCTGCATTGACAGAGTGGTCAAAAGGAAGCGTTGCTGACCCATGGCTCATTGCAACAGCATCCGCACATAACTATACTTTAGTTACATTTGAAGTTCCTAACAAGGGACTTAATAGTAGGTATCCAAGTAAAAATGCAAAAATACCTGATATAGCAAAAGTATTTGAAGTCGAAGTTGCAAATCTTTACCACATGATACGCGAATTGGGTTTCAAGTTGCACTAAGGCAAAAGCAGGGGCCAAGATTTGTGACTTGTTCCCTGCTTTTGCATATCGCTTTAATTCTCGCTGATTCCCTCCCCTTGTGTTTCCTGCCACTCCGCAAACTCCCGCTGGCCTTGTTCGCTGTCATAGTATTTCCGTATCTCCGGGACGAGGAAGCGGGCAAAGGTTTCTATAATGGCTTGTGGAAGTTCAATTTCATACGTCGCTTTATCGGGTTGCTCTTTCGGCAAAGACATCGCCCCCTTCCAAAATACAGGACAAAGCCCGCAGGCAGGAGGAACAGGGAAAGGGTAAGCTGTTCCTCCCTCTGGGGCCGGTTATCAGTTTACATCAAGAATAGCGCGGATAAATTTGTTTTCCAGACGGCTTTTCATGTACTCCTCCAGCAAGTAGATACGCAATAGAACGCCCCCTCCGATCATTCGGAGGGGGCGTTCCGCCAGTCAGATCATATGCAGTTTTCTGGCCGTGCGCTCTATCCTATCGACGATCTTCAACAGCCGCTTGGATATGGCGCTGCGGCTCAAGCCAAGCTCTTCGCCGATATCGACCTGCGGGACCGCATCCAAAAGATACAGCTCCGCGATGCGGGTGTCCTCTATCCCAAGGGCCGCCTCCTGGATCGCCGCCTCCCATTCTGAACGGGTGAGGCCGGTGTCACTTATGCACGCGCGTACCCTTGCTTTTGCCATTTTTCTTAGTTCTGGTCTTGGACCGCCTGATCCTTGCCATCGTTCAGCTCTTCCAGGATACGGATGACATCATCTGGGGAAAGGTCGGAGCTGATCACGTTGCCCTGGTAATCGACCAGGTTATAGACCCCTGACAGCTCCGTGCTGCTTCCGTAGTCGTACTGGTTCCAGAGCCATACGAAGGCCAAGACAACGAAAGCCGTAGACAGCGCCCAGGCCACGCACAGCCACCGAAGCAGCCGGTTCAGCCTTGCCATGTGCATCTCATGCAGCGCCAGCGGGACGGTCTGCACGTCGCTGTATTCCAACTTGATGGGAAGATTCTCTTTCTTGTTATCCATATCCTGCGCTCCTTTCTTTCAAATATTACCACATCGTGGCCCGTGCGTCAATCCAGCTTCCCCAGCCGGTCCAGCACGGTGAGGGTCCTGCACAGGTCCTCGGAGACGTTCAGCTCTCCGCCTCCGGTGCCGTTGAGCGCTCCCCTGTCCACCGCTTTGGACACCGCTGCCTTGTAATAGCTGGGCACATCGTCCAGCGTCTTGAAGTACACCATGTCCGCTCTGTCTCCTTTCATCGCCCGGACCACCTCGGCCCGGAAGTCGTCCATCGTTTTTCCATGCTTGGGGAACCAGTTGTACACGTCCCCGTGGTTGGAGGCCACCCCCCGGCGGTAGCCGTCCTGGTGGCAGATCACCACGCCGTCCGCCATGGGGTCCAGCCCATACTGAGCGCACAGCATAGCTGTCAGCTCCACGGCGGTCCGGTACGCCTGACCAAAATAGGCCGGGTCGGTCAGATCGTCCTCGCAGATCTCGAAAGAGATGTGGGTGTCGTTGGCGCTCCTGCCGCTGGTGCCGGTGCCCGCGTGCCAGCCCCGATGGTCCCACGGCAGCGTCTGCACCGCCGCTACGCTGCCGTCATCCAGCTTCCCGATGAACGCGTGGACGCACACGTCCAGGCCAGGTCGGTTCCAGTGGTTGCCGTTGCGGTTCACACCGAGCTGCCACAGCAGCTCATCCTTCTCCGGCGTGGTGGCCACCGGCTGGACATACCGCCGGAGCATCGGGTTGTTGGCCCCGGTGGAATGGACCATCACGCCTTTGGGCCTGATCTTCGCCCCGGTCTTGTAACACCGGTTTTCTGTGAGCAGACATTCCAGCAGGTTCATGCCTCCACCTCCGGCAGACCCGCCAGGGAGGTGAGCAGGGACAGCACCCCGGCCAGCACCGACGCCGACGCCACCACGGGCCAGTCCACGGCGGTGAGCACTGCCGACGCCCCGATGGTGGCCACCGCCGTCTGCGCCATGGTCTTGACGGCCCGGACAGCCGCCGCTCTCAGCCATTTCTTCGTCTTTTCACTCATCATAGGTATCTCCTTTCTCAGCCCAGCCCAGGCATACCGGCGGCGATCCAAGCCACGACCGCCAACGCGGCGGCATAGATCAGCTTGTCCACCAACCCGTCCCACCGTTTCGCGGGCTTCTCCGTCAGGGCCTTGGCGGTCTCCGCCAGGCCGTCCAGTTTCTCGTCGATGCTGTCCAGTTTCTCCCCCAGCGCGGCCCCGCTCCGCTCCAACGCCCCGATGCGGTCGAACATCAGGCGATGGGTCTCGGAGGAGTTGCCACGATAGCGGTTGAACTCCTTCTCCAATGCGTCCACACGGGCAGACACGGGGCAGTCGTTCGGGTTGCAGTTCTCAGACATAGATCATATCTCCTTTGGATAGATGATTTCCTCCATTTCCTCCGCCGTCAGCCTCCCGGCCTCTACCAACGCCTCCAGGCGGGACTTGTCCCACAGCCGAGGGTAGTACTTTTGGGCCAGCTCATATACGCTCACAGGCTCACCCCCTGCAAAGCCGCCAGAAAATCGACGTCCGCCCGCAGCCGCTCCTGCTCGCTGGGAAGGGGCTCAGGCATCGCCGCCAGATCCGCCTGGATCTCCTCCACCGTCCGGAGGACCGCCGCCTCCCCGTCCCAGCGGTACAGCGGGACGCCGTCCTCCGTGTACAAGACCGGGTTCTCCTCCCCGTCCGTAGCCAGCCGGAACTGGTAGCCGCCCTGCTCCTCGATGCAGATGGCGTCCGTGGCGTCCCGGTCCGGGAACGGCCCATTGCTCCCACCGACCGTGATGCGCCCTCGGGCGTCGGTGATGATGTAGTGTTTATTACAGAACGGCTCCATGATGGGAGCCATCTCCAACTCGTCCATATCGATCTCCTCCTTACAAGTTCGCATTCAGCGTCAGTGAAATGGAAGCGATACACCCTAAAGATCCTGCGGCATAATGAGCCAGATCGTCGTTCAGC